TGTCTTGCCAAATCTGAGGAACCTTTTCCTCATCCATAATAATCGCAATCATATTATTTTTGATTGTCCCTGCCATACAATCTTGTGCAGCGTGCCATCCCTCATGACGAACAACACTCATGAGTACATGTGGGCGATGCACATAAGTTTTATTGAGATAGAAGTGATTACTTACAGTGTGATATACACCTCTATGTCCTACTGGGAAATATTTCTCATCTGCAAGATGAACATCTACACCAATCTGACCAAAAGCAATCATGATCTCATCAAATTCATCATCAACATTATCCCAATCAGAGTCAGGAAATGCTGCACGAAGATCACCAGAAGAATAGATACGTTCTACACCATCCGTACACTCTTTCAAGAGCATACAACCCATGGCATCCATAGTGTAATATCCTTTGGTGGGTTCAGCGAGTGCTGGTATGGATAATGAGGCCGCGGCCATCAAACCCATAATCAATCTTTTCATACCAAACTCTCAAAATACTACTATAACAAAGAAAAAATATATTATCCCCTTTCTCTAGGATTTTTTAATCTCCATGGTCCTGATTTGAAAACATCCAAGCAAACCCACTTAGCATAGTGGATACCACGGTAACAGAGAAGAGCAAAGACCTTCTCTGGATTATGAATTTCTGGATCGTATTCTGGAACTTCTCTTGGTTCCCATGTAAGTTTTAACATGATCTTTACCTCCTGTAACAATATTTAGGAAGTAATGTTAAAAAATGCAAACATTACATAAAGATTTAATAAGTGCCAAAGAAAAACCCCTCCAAAGGAGGGGCGATCCATCTCGAACTAATACTATTTATAGGTAGTCTTTCCGTGCATGATGTTCTGGTATCACTTTGCCCAGTTTAATTGTGAGAAGTCCATCTGCAAAATTTACATCCTTAACTGTAATGTCTTCTGACAATGCCCAGGCTCTCTGGAAAGATCTCTGAGCCAAACCTCTGTGTAGATACTCAGATTCTTCTTCTGTTTTTTCTTTCTTACCCTCTACAACAATCCGTCCGTACTCTGTGTAGACTTTAACTTCTTCCTTACTGAATCCAGCAAGTGCAATTTCTAGTCTAGAATCTACATTGTTGATCTGTACAAGATTGTAGGGCGGGTAATTAGTAGTGGAATCAAAATTGAAGAACTGGTTGAAGTAATCGTCCATACCAACGCTGTTCTTCATGATCTTGTCAACTAGTGTGCCCAGATCCTGAGTATGATATCTTTGAATGTTAGTCATGTTTCTCCTTTAAAAGCGAGTTTAGTTTTGTCCCTTGCGGCGACATTACTAATTATACAACGAGCATAAAAAAAGAGGGTTATGTAAACCCTCTGAAAACATAGTGATAACCGTCAGTCTGCCTTTACGAACGTACTTTGTGACGATTGTACTACCTTTTTCTTTTTTCCTATGTTGTACTTAGTCTCTAAAGTCCAGTCTCCTTTATCTTTGTAAGAGAGAACTTTGATCTGATTCAAAGGAGCAACATCTACAATTTGTTCTGGTCTAAGAATAGTAATCAATCCCCAATCTGATAACAGAGTGATGATTCTATTCCTACGCTGCACATCATTGATAGAAAGATTAGCGGACTTTCCATCCAATGCGAACAGTTCTTTGAAATGAACAATATAATATCTACCTTGCTTGTGCAGAATATGGCACGATTGATAAATCTTTTTTTCCTTGCGTGAAGCGACACCGATTCTCGTCAGAGTTTCTCTAACCTTCAAGAAATCATCTGGTTCGTTAAGTGTGACTTCGATCATCTGATCTTGTGACCAAGCAATCTCAGGTTCTGTAAACCCACTCATCCTGTACCTCCAACGTCAATGCGTTTTTTAATGTAATTCAACTGCTCAGCAGTTAAGATTTTCAATGCTTGGATTGCTTTATCATTACTATAACCATAGTATTTTTTCACAACGTCAAGATCTTTGATCTTATCTTTGCGGAGCCAAGGAGAGAATCTCTTTCTCTTCCTGACACTATTTAGATAAAATTGATATTGAGCACCCTTTTCTATGTGGTGGTTTAAGTTCATTTCATTGGCAAGCATGACAGTATCAATGTGTGCTGACATACATTTGTTCACAATGAATGGTGGATACTTCTTGATCGCATCAGGATCTGTCTCCGTAATATCCTCTTTTGTGAGGTTTATGGAGTTCAACCAATCTTTAAGTTCTTTCATCGTATGATATCAATCTCGTCTGGATTTGTGTTCCAAGTTTCCAACTTAGTTCTCAATCGTCCTTCATCTCTGAGCGTCTCGTATCTACGAGAAGCTTTCTTTCTCCACCAAGAAATAATCTGATCAACAGAGAACCGATCATAATTCTCAGCCTTAACCAAAGTATCTTGCTCTCCCAAGATAACTTCGCGAGCATTCTTGAAACCATAGGTAGACATGTAGAAACGTTTTTGTTCAGTGAGATCTTTTGCAGATCTGATCGCAGCATTGAATGATTCCAGTTTGTCTTTATCTTGCAAAGACTTTTTGATAATAGAAATCATCTTTGTTTGTATCTTCAGTTTTCTACTAGACGCATCCTCTTTGACTAAACATTTATCATTGTTCCTTGCTGTGAACCATTTGTTTAGATCTTGGAAGATAGAGTCATGTAATAGAGGAGTGAAGTCACTATCAGTCAGACCTTTGTATCTCATATATGGTTTGAGTCCATCATACTGTGATGATGATTTAGTAGAACCATATAAGGATGTGGTCTCGAACAAACAAATGTTTGAGTTGTATTTTGCATTGAGTTCTTCTCTTGCTTGATGTGAACAACACAACATCGCTAAGAGTTTACCACCAAGGTAGTTGAAACCGAACGGTTGAGTAGGTACGATGATGAATCCCATGATTGCATGGCGGTTAAACCGACCCAAATCTGGTACGTCACCCAACCAATCATTCCTCGGTTTAGAGTTGATGGTGGGAGAACCGAACCTTATGAACCCAATAACTTTTTTTGTATTCTCTTCTTTAACAATCCACTTGAGGGATTTGCCTGGGATAGAACTTTCAAAAGCATGAGACATTGTAATCTGCAATCTCTCATTGAAGAACTGATTACTCAACCCCAGATTCTCTCCAGCACGGTAGATCTTGATCTTCATATCAGCAGGGTGCATATCAAACTTACTGAAGAGATCGTCCTCAGTTCCACCACCGCCTCCATCAAAGAAAGCACCTAGACTACTAGGTTGATCTGCGATTCTAGATGTTTTTACATTACGAAGATATTCATCAATTCTTCCTGTGTTAGAGAAATAATCAATGAATTTATCTGCTGCATAAACAGATTCACTTTCACTCAGAATCATCTACTTCTAACCAAATAATATAATCATCAGGATCAATCTCCTGAGTCAATCCAGGACCGAAGTCACGAAAGTCTCCTTTTGGGGGAGGGATCAGAGGTTCATATCTGCCTCTAGGTTGTTGTTCTTCTTGTAGAAGTTCTATAACAAAACCATTGACAAGTCTGTCAAAACTTCTTGCCATTCTGCGGAAACCATTTCCCACATAAATTTGTCCTGAGACCACTGCAATAGTAGCAGCACCCCAGAAATAATAATACCATCTAGATTTCACTTGTGCTCTTAATTTTGTTTTAGTCATTTGAATTCACACTCTCCCATAATTTCTGTAAGACATGCTAACAGGTTAATTTCTTGATCAGCTACGAAAGCAATCTGATACTGATACTTACTGATAATCAGAACCGCATCAGCGATACTAGGACCTTTCAAAGACTTAAGAAGAGTATCATAGATACGTTTCATAAGTACAGCAGAATCATTGTCCAAGTTATTTACCACCCATTTCCTGACCTCTGGGAAATTACCTTTCTTGAGGTTCTTCATGAGGTCATCTATATTCACCTCAGAGAAGTTGGCAAGAATAGATGAATCAATCTTACCACTTACAGAGTGTCGTTGACACTCATTAAGAACTCTCCTCCAATCAGGAAAATGTTTGTTGATTAGTTCAGCTACTACTTTCTTATCTGCTTCAATATGTTCTTGATCAAGGATCTCAACCAGTCGTTTGAAGAACTGTGCTTGGATCTCTGGTTTTTGTTTACCTGAGATTCCAAACTCGATGACTGAACATCTTGAGTGGAGGGGTTCGATGATTCTGTTTTTGAAATTACAGGTGAAGATGAATCGGCAGTTCTTATAAAATGCCTCAATATTTGCCCGTAAGAGGAGTTGTACGTCGTGGGTTGTGTTGTCAGCTTCGTCAATAATGATGACTTTGTGCTGTGCGTCCATTCCTTGAAGTGATACGGTCGAAGCAAAGTTCTTTGCTTGGTTCCTAACCGTGTCAAGAAATCTCCCTTCATCGGATCCATTGATGACATAATAATCAACTCCTAGTTCTGTACACAATGCTTTTGCAACTGTAGTCTTACCCACGCCAGGAGGACCTGACAACAGAAGATTAGGGATCTCTCCCTTCTTTAGAAATTCTTTAAAGGTGTTCTTTGTAGTCTCTGGGAGAATACAATCCTCAACAGTTTTTGGCCTATACTTCTCGACCCAAATAAATTCATCCCTCATTTTGTCCCCTCAAAAGCATTGCTGGTTTGATCAACTCAATACATTTTTCGGCCGTGTTTAGACCTTTCATTTGTGCTACATAATCTTCCCAAGTTTCAAGATCTACGTCTCCACTCAGGTTAGCAAGTAAATTGATCTCAGCAATCTTCCGAAGAGATTCCTCGTCCATCAAACTGACGGTATATTTCACGAACTCAAGAGCAAGTTCTTCCTTTCTTTTAGTCATAATTAAATAAATCCTTTGGACTTTTTCTTAGTCTTTGGTATGTCAATAACGTGTACAACGGCATCAAATTGTGGTTGATGGCAATTATTCCACCACCATTCTTGGACCTCATCCCAAGATTCTAACACAATAGAACGGTCTTTGTAAACTATTTTATAGTGATGCCTGTCATATGATTTGTTACTTGTCTGGGAGAAGTAACGTGGGTCATCCTTTTCAATTAACTGAGTCATAACCAATCTGGTTTTCTGGATGGGTCACGAAGATAATTAGATGCAGCCCAAGGTTTGCTCGATATATAACGTTTGTAAGCAGTAAGAGTGTCAATGCTTGTGTCATATTTAAACTGGTCTGGACCTGCGAAGGCGTAGTCTTCAACATAATTGTAACATGTAATTGCTTTGTTAGAAAAGCGATGGAATACTTTCTTCGCTTGCCATAAAGTGTCACGACATCCGTGTTCTTTACCGTAGCGATGAGTGTACTCTGTTGATAATGCACACCCATGTTGAATCAACCATGCAGTATTGTATAAACTTTTGGCTGCCCATTGTGTACATGGATGATTGCGGAAAGCACCCTTACTTGTTTTGTAAGGAGTGCCATCCTTTTTCTTTAATAGATCATCACCCCAATCATAATACCAGTGTGAAAAAACAATAGAGAGCATTTGACATGTCTCTAGTGGCATCTTGACCACATGTTTGTCAGGTAATACCTGAGCAGACTTGCGTGGGCATGGATCTGTGACAAAGATATTCACTCTTCTGACCTCCAGTTCTTTCTCATCTTAACATAAGTATCACTTTTGGCAACAATATCTCTTACCTTCTTGAATATCCTAGCGGACTCTGCATATTTACTTGTCATATGATCTTCTTCTTGCGGCAATATTTCTTTCGTTCCTTTCTTATACTTTCTACCTGAGTTATGGTTTGCATAACGTCTTGCTCTGGTAAATCCCATCTCTAGAAATTTACGGCACATGTCCATACCAATAAAATCCTTACCATCCCTATAGTCTAGGTACATGGCAAAGATTTTGTTGGATGATATTACTGCTTCGTGAGGAGTTTTGAATCTCCAATGAGCGCATATATCGTTAGTATAAGGGCGTACCAATAAAACTCCTTGTTCCCCCCTTCCAATGCGATATAACTTCCGAGTCTCTTCATGTGAAAAATCAAGACTCTTGTAATCGAGGTCATAATCAAATTCTTTCATAATAAAATAGTAAGGTAATCAGGCTCTCTTTCTAGATCGCTTAATTGAAATTACAGATATAAGTGTTGCAGTTGCAAATACAACTACTGCTGACGCGATTAATAATGTGGGATCATATACCACGTCAGGTTGTGCTTCCCAAGTGCCTGGCAATGTGTAGACACTTGGATGAGATGCGAATAACATTAATCCTCCCATGTAAGATCTGGTTCTAGAGCTATATAGTAGGTTAAGTCGTATTCACATGACTTAAATTGTGACAAAAGTTTACGAGAGATTTTCACCTCATATGTGCCAGGCACAATCTTCATGTTCTCCACTTTGAAATGAAGTCCAAACTTCTTAGTAGTCTCTCCAACAACAATAGAGAAATCATTAGATGTATCGTTCTTGCGATCAGATACAACCATCTTAATTTCACTACCATCACCAACAACAGATAGATCTGTTAGATGATATACTGCGGCTGCTTTGAGGAGTCTGTCAAGTTGAGAACTCTTGAGTGTGAACTCAACATCTACAGAGGGAAGAGTGATAGACTTCTCTGGAGGAGAAACAATCACACTTGGGTCAGCAAAGAAATACTTAGACTTCTGTTTGCCTTCTTTAATGTTGACGAAACTTTGTCCTGTGAAGTTTAGTTCTGGATCTTGGAAAAGACCTAGAGAGTTCAAGAACTGACTAAGATCATAAACACCAAACTCTTGAGGAATGTCCTCGTCGATATTTGCTTCTGCAAGAATGTTCTTCATTACAGAAATAGTTCTCAAGGACTTACCTTGTTTGAACAGGATAGATTGATTGATAGAAGCAAAGTTCTTCAACAAATTGATAGTTCTATCGGAAAGTTTCATAGGGATCTTAGTTGCTGTCGTCATTATGTAAACCAGCGAAGTGGTATAAAAGTGTACAATAGTGAATGGCCTTTAGAATGTCAGTTTCATTCTTACCATCTTTCTTGCCGAATCTTGAGAGATATTTGATTGCATTGGATCGGCAAAATGCTTCCGCATCTCCAATACCTTCAATTAGATCTAGGGTTTGTGTTCCCTTATCTCCAGTATAGTGTGAACCATATGTGCTTGCAATATAGTTCTTTGCTTTATCAAGCATTGTATGTTCATTATACTTGAAATACTTGAAATCGTCATCTACTGGTTTCCTATAGTGATTAAAGTGATGAGAATACATATCATCCATATCCGCCATATAATCACCATAATACGTTGAGTCAAAAGCTACCCCCATATCAGTTGAGACACCAACAGTAGGAAGGTCTGATCCATCCCGAACAGGTTCATCAGGAACCTCTGGTGGCCATGGTGAGCCAGGTGTCCATTCAAACCCACCACTCTTTTCAATCCAATCAAGATCGCTATCTCGATTGTCCTCTACACCACTCCAAGGAATATCTTTATAATAATCACCTTGAATTACTTCCTTCTTATCAGATTTTGGTGTTCTACGAGTTACTGTCTTTCCGCCATCGGGAGACTCGTAGATGAATTTATCTTGTTCTTCTTTAGGCATTTTTTCTTTTTGTTTTTTAGCATCGGCATAAAATTCAGAACCTAGTCCACCAAAACTAGAAGTCACATGAATGACATCTGGGGAAGCAGGAGCAGGGTTTCCAGTAACACTGAAACCATCTTCTTCCCAAAAATCTTGATAGTCTTCTTTGGTTGCTTCTGAGACGTTCTTGGAGCTTTTCTTTTTCACGATTGGATAGTCCTCATCAAATGTACCGTTTAAGATTGAGCCTAATAG